CTTAACAAGGAGAGGTTATATGGACGAAAGTACCACAACCGAAGCACCTGTTGAAAGCGGCGCTACCATCCAAGGAGTCCAAGTGGACGACCAAGGACAGGCTGTAGCACAACCGAAAGAGACAGGAACGACAGAGGCGGAAAACGCACCTGAAACCCAAACAGAAACAACCCAAGAGGCGCCGCAAGACGATAACGCCGAATGGTTAAAGAGCAAAGGGATTGACTTATCGACTCCTGAAGGCCAAGCGAAACTCGCTAAGTCTTACCGGGAACTCGAAAAAGGCTATCACGAGAAGTCCCAACGGGCTTCCGAGCTTGAGAAGACGGCTACGGCTGGCTTTGATGCGGCGGTCAACCAAGATGTGTCATCTGGCGCATTAGAAGCTGACGACCCACGCATTGCTATCCGCAAGTTGGAAATCAAGCAGAACGTCCGCGACTTTTTCGATGACAACCCTGAAGCGAAACAGTACGAACAAGACATGGTAAAGATTGTGGCGCAAAAACCACACTTACGCGATGACTTGGACGCACTGTACGCACTAGCTCTAAAAAACAATGTTTCTGCCGTTAAGTCCGAGGGCGGTAAAGAAGCCCTGGAAACACTCGCCGCGAAACAATCGGCAACGGCACCCAAGGGAAGTGCAACTAATGGCGCAAGCTTCGGCTCAGCCACGAAAATCACTCGCCAAAACGTTAATGAGATGGTAAGAACCCACGACCACAAATGGTACGAGGAACACTTACCAGAGATCAACGCAGCAGTCGCCGGTTAAATACAAATTTAACCACTGAAAAGAGAAATAAATGTCTACCACTACTGGCGCATTTGGTTCGGGTAACGTGAACATTGGCGCAACCGCTGCTAATGCTTTCCTACCTGACGTATGGTCAAAGGAAGTTTTGATGTTCGTGAAGAAGAACTTGGTTCTTTTGCCCCTCATCAAGCACTACGACGCTGACGTTTCAAGCTCCGGCCAGACTTTGGAGATACCAAACGTATCTGCCATTACTGCCAACTTGAAAGCACAGAACACCGTTGTTACCCTGAACTACAACACCGAAACCAAAACAACCATCACCTTAAACAAACACTACGAATCTTCGTTCATCGTCGAAGACTTGGTAAAAGCCCAATCTGCTTACGACCTTCGCAGCGATTACACGCAGGCTGCTGCCTACGCCATCGCCGAGAAAGTTGACAGCGACTTGGCTACCAACATGACCTCGACCTGGACTAAGTACGGCGCTCCTGGCACAGCTCTTAATGACACACTAATCCTGGCCATTAACCGCTATCTGTCGGAGAACAAGGCTCCTCGCACTGACCGTGCAATCGTCGTTCACCCCAAGGGTGAAGCAGAAATGCTTGCCATTGACAAGTATGTTCGCTATGACGCGCTCGGCACTGGTGAGGCTATCCAGAACGGTAAACTCGGTACCATTTACGGCGCCGACGTTTACATGAGCCAAAACTTGGTTTACCTGGATACGACTACCGACGAATACAACCACCTCTTCTTCCACAAGGAAGCTTGGGCAGTTGCTATGCAACAGGAACCTCGTACCCAGGCGCAATACAAGCAGGAATACCTCGGCTGGTTGGTAACTGTGGACGTACTATACGGCCACGCCCAACTGCGCGACGGCTTCGGCTTCGTAATGCAGTCCTAGTGTCTTAATAGAGTGGCTACACACCACAGATAGCGCAGATATGACTATCGGAACGCTACGGTATAAGTAGCCACTCACCAATTTAACAAGGATATATATGTCAAAACTAACCACGAAAACCCGCAAGTCATTGCCAAAGAGCAAGTTTGCCATCCCTGCCAAGAAAACGGCTAAAAACCCATCGGGCAAAGGTGGCTACCCGATAAACGATGTTGTCCATGCCCGCAACGCGCTTGCACGAGTCGCACAATTCGGCACACCGGCACAAAAGGCGCAAGTCAAAGCAGCCGTAAAAAAGCATTTCCCTGAAATCGCTGTTGGCGGCAAGAAACCAGC